GACAAGCAGTACAACGTCCCTGCTATTGATGAAGACTATCAGAAGATTTGTGATACTCTGGACTGTGCTATTAGAATCCACCATGCACTTCCTGACCTTAATTCTTCTTTGTACACACCTACTGACACATCTACCCCAAGCTTCACGTTGAATATTGTTATCAAAGACTTTCACGCCCACGCCCTCCTACCGCAACATCCCAGCTACGACACGACCACCAAAAGAGCTCGAAAAATTGCTGAGTGGTATCGTAACTTGGCAGGTGGTCTAACACTAGTGCCCAACCCTGGCGTTTTCAATCCCGTACCTCAGTCCTATCTAGACCTAACGACTCACTATATCAAACCCGCCGACGAATCTTATCAAGAGGTTTCTGTCCCGGACGAAAGGAGTTTCTTCGCCGAGTCTACTGGGATAAGGCCTTACGACGGGTTCAAACTTATAGAGGACATAGTTGACGTTCAGTCTAATCTCCAAGGCCCCGCCGAAGAGTACGGGTCACTAACACCACTAAATATCTCCCACCTAACAACAAAAATGATACGAAGTAGAGCTTCTGTAAACATCCCAAACCTGATTCAACCCCTCAACAAATCTAAGAGACCATTGCAAGACGAAATATCTAGGCATAGATACATGCATTCCCAAGGCATTGACTTCCTTGCCAGCTGTCCTGCCCAAGAATTGCGGACTGCCCATACCAGATATGTTTCGTCCAAAGGTATCAAACTAACAGCAGCTTCCAAAGCATTAGCTCGAAAAATTTCAGACAACTTCGCACATAAATATATGAAAAGAATCAGTGAAGATTCGTGTGAGGAGTCTCAAGTTTTAAACGAAGCACTAACTGACGCGATAAAGAAACATTACCCTGAAAGAGTGCGTGATTTTGCTACCTTCGATCATAAAAGAATTAATTTCTTCATGAAAGAAATCTTTAAAGTTTCGAGGTCTCACGATACCGACGCTAGCAAAGCCGGACAAGGTATTTCTGCTTGGGACCCAACTGTGGTAGCGTTATTTCACACTTTAATGCGTATAATGAGTAGAAGGTTTGCCAGGTCGTTGAAACCCAATGCAGTATTCAACAATAGACTTACGCAAGTCGAACTCATAGAAAAAGTCAGAACCGCTATGGGCACCGTTCCAAAATCCGCCATAGGTGGGTACATGGACGGTACTCAATTCGACTCTTGTCAAAACGCATTTACTCAGGAAATAGAGAAAAACATAATGATCAAGTTAGGGATGCCATTGGAAGTCTTACAAGCCTACTATCTCATCCGAAATGACTATCTTCTATCTTCGAACACCTTGTCTGCCATTATAGACTCCGCGAAGAC